CAACAACGCGAACAAGCCCGCCAACAACGCGAACAAGCCCGCCAACAACGGTAACAAGCCCGCCAACAACGGTAACAAGCCCGCCAACAACGGTAACAAGCCCGCGAACAACGCGAACAAGCCCGCCAACAACGGTAACAAGCCCGCGAACAACGCCAACAAGCCCGCGAACAACGCCAACAAGCCCGCGAACAACGCCAACAAGCCCGCGAACAACGCGAACAAGCCCGCGAACAACCTGAACAACAGCGCGAAGAAGCTCCGCGACCTTGCGGTCAAGTTGGCGACTAACGCGATTGAGAAGGCTCGTCAGCAGATGCCCAACAACGCTTAAAAAATTGGCGTTCAAATGAGTAATGCAACTTGAGGACGTAAAGAGAGTTTTAGAAGGGTGGGATGGGACTAATATGGGGGACGCGTACGAAATAATCAAAGATTATGCAAACACCAATGAATTCACAGAAGAATTCGTAGAGAACTATTTGGGTAATGAACTCTACGAACGCCTCGAGACGATGACTAATTTTTTTAATAAATTTGAAGTTCTCAAACGAGAACTAAACCAAACCGTTTCTTCATGAATGATTTAACATCATTCACATCGGGAAAACTCCAGAGATACCAACGTGACCAAAAACCAGCCCCGTTGATACCACTCATTTTCCAATTTTCCTTGTCACTCCTATCAACACGTAGCATCATTTTTTGAATCTTCTCGGGATCTCTCTCCGCTATGATTCGTTTAGGTATCTGACCACCGTGTCTGAGCACGTACGACCGCATTCGTGATGGTGTTCTGTGTTTGGTGTAGTCTGAGTACCCTCTTGCTCCAAAATCAACAGTTTTACCATTTTCTAGTATTGCCCTTAACTTCTTCTTTGGATCCGGGCTACGAACAACCCTGACGCGCATACTTACTATTCATAAATATATTTTACATTCCACAGGCACCGGTGGCGCAGTAACCCTCCTTCTTTTCTTCACCTGGGAGTAAGAAGAGCTTCTCGGGACCACGTTGGACACGGTAAAGGTGGTCGTACATGTGGAGGAGACCGATCGTCAGAGCGAGGGTTCCAACGACAGCCCCCTTAACCTTCCGCGCGGTGTACGCATAAAAGATAATCACCGCAGCGAGGATCATCTGTATGATAGTGAGTTGGGGGATGGCGGGCATGGAAAAACGTTCCTTGAGATCCTTAGTCTCTGCGGTGGGGGCGGGAGCATAACCCGAAGTTGGGGGGGTATAACCTGGCATTTATTATGTATGGAGAAAATAATGTGGAACCTGTTGTTTATTCCTGTAGTGATGGTTGTATACGATTACATGAAACCACCAATTGATAAATTATATTTCAGTAACTGGAAACGCCCGATGATTGGAATAAGAAACACATTCATAGATGTGTTACTACATTCGAGAGACCATTCCACCTGGAACTTCAAAGGGTTATGGTTAGTGAAAACACACTTCAAAAAAATACAAAAAGAATTTGAAGAGATTTCAAACAAAATCGATAAACACTATTATCATGATTTGGATCCATGGTTTGAAAGGAATGAAAATTATTACTATTACAAGGGTGAAGATTTCCCTTTACTGAAAAGTTTAACTGACAAGATACCCCGTGTTTATAAATGGACGTGTGCGTTCGCGGTCATGGAGGGTCCTATGACTATACCACCTCATAGGGCTGAAACCAATCACTTACTGAGATACCATATAACGATAATGGGTGACGGTGACTGTACCTTATATACAGAAAATGGACCACATGTACACCGCGAAGGTGAGGATTTCATATTTGATCACTCAAGATATCATGAAGTCGTGAAGACTGGAATCAATAAAAGAGTTGTTCTCATCCTCGATGTCAATAGATTTTAGAATCAAAAAAAATAGAATTATACTGTATGAAGATTAGAACAATATTAATTATAGTGTTCATAATCCTGATACCATTCATATTGAATTTATGGAATGGATATCTTAAGCCAGCTCAGAGTGGGAAATTTGAACATGTTGATTGTTCTACAATTTCTAATAACTTGAATCCATATGTGAATGATATCATTAAACTCATACAAGAACATGGTAACAAAACAAGTGCTGGTCCGGTCGAGGGTTATAAACTTGTGAGAAGTACAGTGAAAGAAAAGTTACCACAAGTGTATAAGATCATAGAGGAGTATATTTCAAAAATAGATGCAGATGGATTGAAACCAGCCAATTGTGAAAGGGAGCAGTACTGTTGGTTTTTGCGACTGTATAATAAGAAAGGTCATTACATAGACTGGCATTTTGACAACAACTTCACGAATGGGTTACGAAAGACGTACGTGTGCAACGTGTATATCAGTGAATGTAATGCGTCTCACCTCATGACAAAGGATCGATACGAAAGAGTCAAGGTTAACAAGAGTCACACGGGGAAAGGTGTTGTGTACAATGGGAGTGAAGTAAAGCATTCAGTTTCCAGGCAGAATGATGGATGTGTTCGAATTTCTCTGATCATTCCTTTATACGAAGACGATTCTGTGTCTACATTGGGTTGGTTCAGGAGAGGTGCGCGAAATATATCCGATAAGATCTTCAATTTATAAATGTTTTCGGCACACCGCGACGTACATATCACTCCCACCGATAAGTTCTAGTTCTGTATTTTTAACGATCCTCTTTGTGAAAGGACCAGGGGTTTCGTGTCTACAATACTTACACAGCGCTGATAACTTTGTGACTTCCGACGCAATTGGGATACATTCAAGAAGTTCACCCCATTTCCTCTGAAACGCATCACCGTCAAGCCCCGCAACGATGACATCCTTCCCCATGTCCAGGCACATTTCCACGAATCTTTTTAAGTCTGGGTAGAACTGTGCCTCATCGACAGCGATAACCTCGGAGTATTCAAAATCTGGTTTCTCGAGGAGTTCATATAGATTGTGAACCTTGTAACAATTAAACTTGACATTATCATGTGTCCTGAGAACTTCATCAGGGGATCGCGTATCTTTGGATGAGTTGACAACTAAGATTCTCTTTTCTAGAACTCGGAGACGCTTAAGTCGACGGATAAGTTCGGAAGTTTTACCGGAAAACATATTCCCCATAATAATCGAAAGTCCCATCTCAACTAATTATTATAATATTGTATTTTTTATATGGGTGAACTTCATAAATGTATTTTCAATGGACACAGGGGGTACTACAATCCTAGGACAGGTCGTGTCAGGTTCGGAAAATGTATCTATTCCAATATCGCTGCGGCTGTAAAATATCTAAAGGATAGGTAAGATGCCTCTCAGCGATGCTCAAATTACTCGAAAAGTTGGGCAACTGCGTAAATCCGAGGGTAAGATCTACGCACCCCTCAAATATTTCAGGGGGCTTGAGACTCTCACAGGGGTTGAGACACGTTATAAAAAGATGCTCAAGAGGGACTACACCAAGTTCCGAACTGATAAGGGACAGAAGACAAAAACTTCCTCCTACACCCAGAAATTTAGGAAGATGTATCCGGGAGCTAAATCCCTCGCTGAAATTGCTAAGGCTACTAAGATTCCTCTGAGGACTGTCCAAACAATCTACAATAGGGGACTCGCTGCGTGGAGAACCGGGCATCGTCCGGGAGCCTCTCCACAAGCGTGGGGGTATGCTAGGGTGCACAGCTTCGCCACTAAGGGGAAGACGTACTACACGGCTGATAAGGATTTACGATAATTTTTTTATATACATATCTTAAATGAGTACACGCGCACTATAAAAAGGATGCCTCGCGTACATGCTCATCCCAATCACTATAGAATAAGTATGTATCACACATCCTCGGTGGCAAGTGGGTCGTCGCACAAATTGCGAGTAAGTGCTCGCTTTCCGATGACCATTCTCTTAACAACATATCCTTGAACTTTCTCCGAATGAATCCCGGTGCACCTTCATATCTACGAGCATTAACATAAACTAAAAGTTCCCCTTTATAATCATGAATAGATTTAATAGCTCCTAATTCAGGGTAACATTCCTCATACTCTTTAGAGTTTATGATTGCCTGTTTCAAACGAGCAGTGCGTTCGTCCCCCTTCTGATGTGCTGTTGCTGTAAAATCTGATATGTGTATTTTACACGAAGGACAAAACTCCCCCCTTCTTATACAATGTACATATTCTGAATTATGTCTATCATTATCCAATCTTAAACACTTTTCATCGAATGTTCCTCCTAAATCTGATCCTCTCTCACATAGTTCTTCTACTACCTGTAAAATATTCATATCACCTATGTCCAAATCATATTCTACATCTTTTGTTAGTTTTGTACCGTTTTCGGTATCCTTCAGAAACTTATTTGCGTCAATTTCGAACCACGGTTCCGGTGTTTCACGAGTAGTTTTATGGGTGTCACAAATTTCAAACACGTATTTGAGTGTTCCATTGTTTATAACAGCCACATCGACTATACACTTATCGTTTACCCGATGCTCAACTACGACTTCATCACCTTCATCGTATTTGATTTGTTCGTCGACGGTTTGATTGGGCGGGAAACCCAGCCAACCACAAGCGTGGGATAAACATAAATACTTATTAGGGCAGAACCGCTCTATATTTTTTATTTTTCTCTTATTTAATAAATCGGCGAATATATACTTCGCCATCCTATGAATTTCACCTTCACCCGGATGGTCATAGAACCTACAATCTCGTTTACCGGGTTTATGGGAAAAATGATGTTTATTGATATCACCCTTTCGTATGATAACAGATGCTTTACACTGCGGACATATATAATCTAGACCCTTTTCAGCATTACAAGGTAAACAATATTCACCATTAAGTAAAGCTCCGAGTGGGAATATTACCATCTTATCGTATGTTCATCTGAATTCTTTATATGACTTCCCGGTATGAGAGTACATTTGTGTTATATTCAGTGTCAGGTTTAAATACCTAAATCGTATCAAAACAACCTAACTAAACATGGAACTCCAACGTACTATCATGAGCGGCGACCTCAACGGGCATCGCCCGGGAGCCTCTCCACAAGCGGTCCATAGTTTCGCCACTAAGGGGAAGACCTACTTTACTGCTGATAAGGATTTACGTTGATTATCCGGGAATGAGACTACCTTTTTTTAAGGTTGTATTTGGCTTGGAATTTTTTGAATAATTCCGCATCACCACCCTTGTTTGGGTGAATTCT